AGGCTCAGTTACATTCATAAAGTCATCGAAATTATCCATAGTAGATAACTCCTCAACTTTAACTTTAAGAGCGTCTTTACCAATAGCACAGTCTGGATTATTCATCGCAGATACACTAAACAAAGCACTCTTCCAAGACTTAGGAGATTCTACTCCACTAGGAAGTTTATAGCCAAGTCTAAAGTTTTCTTTATCTGTTGAAAATATACCTCTAACAAAAGGTGTTTTAGTCTCAAAGAAACGAAGATTGTTTATAGTAAAATCAGTAAGACCTCCAGTAGCTGTAAGATACTTTTTATCGGCAGCAACATGAATCTCAACTTTTCTAGCATTAAGATTCATATCATTTGCACTATCAGAAGCCATGATATAAGAGAATCCACCTCGACGAGTTTTATCTATAATAAGATGAAAACCGTTACGAACAGCAAATTCCATTACATGCCAAGTCCAAAATTGAGCATCTATAAACTTAGGAAAATCATAAATCTTTTTACCAGTAGAAGCTTTATTTGTAGACTTAGCAGATTTAGTATCAAGTTGCTCAATCATGGTATAGTTAAGATAATTATACATACCACCTGTGATACGTATATTCTGAACTTTACCATTTCTTAAAAGACAAGGAGCACTAAATCCATGACGTCTACGATATTCTTCTCTTTTTCTAAAGTGACGGTGAGGAACACTATCAACTTTAAAGAAAGTATATTGTTTGTTTCTTCTATAAACATCAGCAGCCTCAGTAAATAAATGAGTATTAATAAATTTATCACCAGGCTGTATATTTAAAAGAAAACCACCACTATCACCTATAAGAAATAAATCATCAGGGTCGTCATACCCAGCATCTTTAGCGTGAGTATAATGACTCTTATCTTCGTTTATGTATTGAAGAAAAGGATATTCGTCAATATATTTTTCTTCAGTGAGCTTCATATTTATTTTACTATAAGCGAGATAACCAAGAGTAGTGCAGAACCAATTCCTGTCCCAATAGCGATATTACGTTCTCTTTTTGCTTGTACAACTTGTTTCTGAACTTCATTAATTTTATTATTATAAGTTCTAATAAGTTCATCATCTTTAATAATAATCGAACGTAAAGAATCATTAATTTCTTTTTCATATTTCAATTCTATTAACTTAGCATTAGCAAGTCTAAGAGTTTCAATATCTATAAGAACAGAATCTTCTGGAATCGCAGGAAGCTCCCCCGTAGAAGAATGTAGTGCATTATTCTCTGACCAACTCGTAGAATAACTTGAGAGTAGAATCATTATCAAGACTGATAACCTCAATAATTTTTGCATCTTTAATACTATCTAATTTATTAATTTTAATCTTAATTTCTTCTCTTTGATTAACTAACGAATCAATTCTACTTTCTTCTACGGGGGAGGTAGTATTTAATTTATTACTAGTGCAATAACCAAATATTCCTCCAACAACAAGACCTAAAACAAAAGCTATACAGAAAGTATTAACTTTATCTAAGTATTCATTCATATTAGTTCATCTTCGTGAAGTAAGGTATATGTAAAAGTATCTCCAAGTCCATTAGCAATTTGCTTATTACAATAATTCATAAAAGATTTAAATTGTTGTTCTATAGCAAATACTTGACAACCAGCACTCCAAGTATTAATTCTATTACTTCTAATACCTGCTTTATGAATATTAATTCCAAACAGACCTTCTTCTAATGTAGAAGGGTCCCAATCATAAACTTTATCTTTATTCCTATCTCTCCAAACTTTAACTGGCTTTTTCTGACAAAGAGCAAAATACTTACCTTTATGTTTATCTATTTTATAAGCACCTCTATATTGACCTGGAACTAATATTGCAGTACCTTTTTTATTAGGAATATTAGTCGTATAATAAATGCCTGGGTCGGTAGTAATATTATATATTTGTCTAGACCATGTTCCATTAGGAGTTTTATAAATAAGCATCAGATAATCATCAAAACTATTTGTAATCTGATTACCTTTTGCTCTAATTCCTATAATGTTAAGATTATAAATACCTTTAGTGAAAAAGACATAGCCTTTTCTTTTAAAGAGTTTCTCAAAATCATAATCTTTAATCTTACTATAAAGTGCTGTTTTAATCATTTTTTAAATATTTTTCTTTATTATCTATTATATTTCCTTCTTTGTCTTTACCTATATATCTTTCTTTATTTAAGAAATCATCAAAAATTTCAGCAAGATAACCAGCTAAATAAGCCGCTGTTTCTTTATCTTTTATATCTAAATAACTAAGAATAAAATCTTCAAGATGTCTTTTTTCATGTCCAGAAATATTTACTATGTTTTTTGATAAATTATAAAAAGAAACTATTGCAAATCCGTGTGCAGGATTTGATTTACAGTCACCACATTCGTAATGATGTGTAGATTGATAAATAATATCATCTATAAGACTATAAGGTATGTCTAAAGATTTAAGTAAAGTTCTTAATTCATCTTCTCTTTCTTCAACTTCATCTTTGTGAAAATCACCAAGAATAATAGTTATTGGAAATATATCAACAGTTATATTAACTACTTTCATTTTAAAATAAATTTAATTCTCTATTAGTATTCTTTTTGTCTGCTACAAGTTTATAATATCTATCTTGAAGTAGAGCTTTAGCTTCTTCTCTACGATATTGTATTCTAAACCAATTAACAGTTTCTTCGCCATTAGGGTCTACATGATAACCATTAGCGTCTCTTAAAGGCTGACCATAACTATTCTTAATCCAAGGACTTCCAATATGACAAAGACCTAAACCAGTACAAGGCTTTTGAAGAATAGTCTCAACCATTAAAGCATATATAGAAAGTTGCATAGTATAATGCTCACCATTACAATTTTCCAAATGACTAAGAGGAGGAAGCATCATTTCTATCTTGTGAACCCATTGGTCAGTAAGTTGATTAGGTACAGTACTTTTATCTTTTTTATAATATCCACTTTCAAATTTAAGACCATCACGATTAGTTTTCCAATCAAGAATAACAAAATCGCTAGGACGGTCACAAAGAATATCTATTGTACCACTTACTAAATAATCAGGAAGAAATGCTCCAATTTCTGAATAAATAACATAACCTTTTTGAGTATAGAAATCAAAAACTCTATATATCTCAGGATATTTATTATTAGTTTCTTCTTTAAACTTTTCAATATTTAAAGGTTGTGGTATAAGATTTGGTATATCAGCTACTGTAACAACTCTTCCACTATGAATATCGTTAAGATATTGAATAGCATTTTTAAATTTAGAAACATCTTTTATTGCATCTTCTAAACCATTATGAGTTTTAGTACCTCTTTCACAAGCCTCATTTTTAATTCTTTCCCATTCAGCTTTAATAGCTTTTTCGGATTTACCTTGCTCTCTAGCTTTCTTATGTGCCCAATAATTAGCATCAAAATGAGGATAATAATCACCTATAAGAGTAGTAACACTACGATATTCATTACCTAGTGTATCTGTATATTTGTGAGGACCCTCATCAAAATAAAGAAATATATCGTTATATCTGCTATCCATAATCAATTATCATCAGCATCCATAGAACTTAAAACAGCATTTCCACCACGAGAAAGTTCAGTTTCTTGTTCATACATAAGATTTTGCTTAGCTTCTTCAAGCTTCTTAAGGATAGAAGGAATATCTCCAGCTTGTTTTTTAACATTATCAACAAGACTTAAGATAATACTTATATTATCACCATCTAATTGTCCACTAAGTTTTTCGTTGAGATAACGATTTATTTGACCTATTCCAAGATTAATATTATGGATAGTTTGCAAAATATTTTCTACAACTCTACCTGCTTCGCTAATATTTTCTTCATAATACCTTTTTATCAATTTAATAACTAAAGAATCAGGAATATAATTAGAAGGAAGTCCAGCTTGTTCAATAGCATATTTAAGAGCTTCAGCTTCACTTAAACCAGATTGTCTAGCAGGAGATTTTGGGTCACCTAATTGATATATAATGATAGCTTCTGCTATATATTGTTTTTTATCAGGAGATTTATCTCTTGTATAAAGAGTTCTAATATCCCTGTCAATTAATTGTCTAACACCAGGAGCAACAGGCATTCCAGTGTCATCAACTACAAGCATACTATCTATAGTTACTATTTTAGACATATTCTATAGGAATTGATTCATTATCTACTGCTGTAATAGTATAAGTAAGAAAATAATGAATACGAGCGTATTTATCTCCTCGTTCTTTACATAACTTCTTGAAGCCTTGTCTATTTCTAGCTACAGCCATAGCAAGAACATAATTAAAATGTCTTGTAGCTTTAACTCTCTTCTCATTATCTACTGCAAGATTTCTTCTAAATAAAACATAATGTTCCATTGTAGAATTATCTCTAACGTAGTCTATAAGTTCTTTTTGTTCTTTGCTATTTTGAAGAATACTTACTTTTGAAGCTCTAATATTACCAATAAAAGGAATACCTGTCCACCTACCTTGACGAAGAAAATTAGCAGCATCAATTTCACATTGTTCTATTATAGCCAAAGCTACCTCTTTGTCAACAATATTTGTATTGACACATTCTATTACATCTTGTTTTCTAACAACTGTAACGTCTTTACCACCTGGAAATTTAAAAGTATCCATAATGTCTCCATCAATTTCTTCTACGGGGGGAGCTGTA